AAGGAAATAGAATACGTTGAATCTCATGAATTGATATATGATCCACCAGCTGATGGAAAATGTGGCTTACATTTATTGAAATATCTTAAACCAGATCATGTTATATCTGGCGACGGTGATTGGATGGATATATTTGAATTAACAGAGGAATTGGAATTGTTAAAAATCAATTATGTGTTACATATGTACAATGAAGGTAAGTTGATACACATATCAAGAAAAATAACCAATGATGATAAACATGTAGGTATTATGCTTAAGGGAGGGCATTATACATTGGTTAAATGTGATTGTATATGTTTCAACAGCATATTATCCAATTATCAAGATTTGGAAATCAATGAAAATTCAGTATATTGTAATGCAGCCAATCGATTAAGAACGGATGGCCTAGGTCAAGCTAAAGCATTTAGACAAATGTTTGATGGCTATGATGACACGACATCAGATTTACCAATCACCACACAGTTATTCGAAGGAATTAAACTTGCCATATTAAATCCGTTGGCTAATAAACAAACAGATGAAAATTATCGAATTATAAATGATGAATTACTTAAATTTGCCGAAGGTTCAGACATCTATCTACCATTTGTAGGCACTGGTTTGTTCGGATTATCACATGATTATTTGAAAATATTTAAAGATAAATCATATATTTTCGTGTCAAATAACGAGAAGGATTTCAATAAATTACGGAATGTCAATAAGAAACAAATAGAAATACAAATACCCGAAATTCAACAAACACATGATAGTACAATACAAATTAGGTTAGATCAACAAAGGTTAAATGAATCAGTTAACAAAAGTGATAACCAGCTGAAATCTATAATGGATGATATTAAAATAAAACAAATCGTCGCTGATACAATAAATGATATGTTAGATAACATAGACGATGATCTTAGGTGTTTACAGTGTCAAATGATAATGACGAATTTATCACAACGTGCTATTGATGAACATGTCAATGCACATATGAAAGGTGGTGGTGTTTTATGTGTAACACATACGCCACTAGAAATACAACCAATAGAACCAGATAAAGAACTTTGGCAATCATTACCGAGAGAACGTAATTACACAGGTCGAGTGGTTAATAAGATCAAGAAATTAATGACTTATGATGATCACAAAAAACGTATAGTTGAGATGTCATATTCACCGGGTCATTTTGCTGAATGGTGTGATATGAACAATTTCAATTACACGGGTTATCATTATACTGGTAAGGGTGCATTACCCATAGGTTACAAATGTAAAAATCATATGGAATATAAAAGCTTAGCACATGTTATACCAACTGGTGAAGTTTGTTTAATAGATATTGGTGATGAATATGTTTTTAATAAAGAAAGACAAAATTATGCAACATTCATTAAAAACATAAGTGACAAATTTCATACAATAATAATCAAAATGTTTGGTTTACAACATGATGGTGTTAGCACTATTATAAAATCATTGAACAAAATAGGTGGTACAATAAACATAATGAAACCGGATGAATCAAAAATTAATAATAGTGAATATTATATACGTATAGATATAGACCAC